TTTGAAGGGTTTGATTTGCCAACTTCTTTCCTTCATTCAATGAAACATTCTTCCTGAGAATACCTTCTTTATTATTTGTATTCAAACCAATTTCATTCATGTATGCATTTAGGTTGCGTCGTTCAGCACTTTTCCTGTTTTGCACCTTTTTCTTAGCGATGCGATCAGCTTCTGTTTTGAGTGAGTTCAAACTATTGCGGTTCAATTTAGTCACAAGAGCATTCGCGTCTTGATTATTTAAACCAAGTTCTCTCACATACTCTCTCAATTCCGCAGCGTTTGCGTTTTTTCTTTCCTGTATTCGTGAAATAACAATTGCATTAGCTTCTTGTTTGAGATTCTTAAGCGCAATCTCACTGTTTACATTAAACTTATTGAGAATGGTTTTTCTATTTCCGTTTGTCAATCCCTTTGTTTTCATGTACTCATCAAGTTCATCACGGTCTTTATCTCTTTGCACTTGAACCATTCGTGACACCATCGCGTTCACTTCCTGACGAAGAGATGACACATTCACATTGTTGGCGTTCAATTTACGGATAAAGGCGTTTTGATTTGTTTGTGAAAGAATCGTTGTTCGTACATAGCTTGTAAACTTAGCCTTGTTATTTGCAAGTTTAGTATTTTGTGCATTTTTAACCATTTTGTTAATTTCAGCTTGAAGTTTTCTAAGATTTGATTGATTTGCATTAAATCTCTTCTCAATATTAGTCTTGACTTCAGTGGAGAGATCTGTGCGATTCATGTAGTTTTTCAATGATTGCTTGTTGAGTGCCTTTTGTTCGGTAACTCTTTTGTTCTTCAATGTCTGAGCATTTTGGCGAAGTGCATTTACAGTGAGTTTGTCACTGTTATATTGGGACATCATATTGGCTCTATCGTTATTATTGAGTCCGAGTTCTGTGAGGAACTGTGAGAATCCATTTCGTTCGCTCTGTTTCTTGTTGGAGATTCTCTGATTTGAAACAATCTTCGCTTTGTTGCGATTCATACTTCCATTGTTCATCAATTGTTGCTTGTCACCATTTGTAAGCCCTGGGAGGGTGTTGAGATACGCACGGTACTCTTTTTGTGCTTTGTTAAGACCTTCGTCATTTCTCCGTTTCTTCAGGTTCTTGGCTTCTTCAATCAATTTATCAACATTGCGATTACCATTTGTAAACTTTCGCATAATGGCATTCTTGTTGAGTTGGTTGAGGCTAATCTCATTGAGACGGGTCTCAAGACGCACTCGCAAGTTTTCAAGGTTAGAAGATCCCTTAGATTCTTGGAGTTTAAGGGCTTCACTCTTGATTGTGTTTATGTTTGCACCTTCATTTCTAAATCGTCGCAGGAAATCATTCTTATTTTTCTGGTTAATTTGGAGAGGTGTCAGGAAAGAGAGAAGATTTTGAGCAACCAAATTCTGTTTCTCTTCAATCCTCTTTTGAAGTAACTCATCAGCCATTTTTCTCAATGAATTGACATTCATTGTTTCTGTCACAGAAGCGATGAGCGCCTCTTTATCAGAAGCATTCAACTTGTTATAGTTTTGAAGTATTTTGCGAAACTCATCTTGTTTGTTTGACAACTTTTTAGACTTTATGTCTGAGTTGAGTTTTCTGGCTTCTTCAATGAGAGCATTTATATTAGATCCCTCCTTACGAGCTCTATTCAAAAACAAAGTCTGGTTTGTATTTGTGAGAGATGTCGTCTTAAGAAATAGAGCCATCTTTTCTTCGTTTGAGCGTATGACATTTGCCTTATCATCAGCTTTGAGTTGAGCTTCAACACGGAGCTGTTTAAAGTCATCTGTAGCCATTCTTCGTTTGAAACTGTTGCGGTTCGTGTTAGATATATTTAACTGTTCCAAGTACGCCATGAATTGTTTTTCCTCTTCTTTGGCTTGCTCAGCTTCCACGACAATCTGTTTTCTTTGACGACGCCCGAGTTGTATCTTGTTTAAAAATTGCTGCTCTCTCTTGAGACCAAGTTGCTTAACTCTCGCGACTGCGAGATCAAGTGAGAAATCTCCATTAGTTGGGGTTGGTTGAATGATATTCGCAGTGGGTATTTGTGGTCCCTGAACGGCACCAGTATTTAAGTAGTAACCCAACCCCTTTTCACCTTTTCTAAAAACATAACCTTCCTTTGAACCATTGAACTTCTTGGCGGGAACAAAATTCTTTTTCTCTTTCTTGCCAAATAGTTTGGCAAAAAATCCAGGTTTCTTGTTACCGACCGGTTCTTTCACACCACCCAAAAATTTTGGTTTTCTACCTTTGGTAAAGAGACCACCGGATGGAAATGTTACCTTTGAATTTCTTTCTTTGGGGCGGTTCACACGGTTCACATTGGTGTTCACACGGTTCACATTGGTGTTCACACGGTTCACATTGGTGTTCACACGGTTCACATTGGTGTTCACACGGTTCACATTGGTGTTCACATTGGTGTTCACGAGGTTCGTGTTCACGCGATTCACATTGGTGTTCACACGGTTCGTGTTCACATTGGTGTTGACACGGTTGATATTGAAATTAGCATTGTTAACATTACTCACTGCTGTGTTATTCACTGCTGTGTTTGTGTTTGTGTTAACCGAAACCCGTCGCTTTCGTGCAAATTTAACAGGTTCGTGAACTTTCATATATCGGAGACGCTTACCGATAGCATCAACAATTTGACTCTTTGTCATCTGTTCAACATTCTTCAAATTAACCTTACGAGCGACCCGCTTAAGATCGGCTCTCTTTGTGGTTGAATCAAAAAGAAGTTCATAGTCATTGGGCTTCAATGGGGACTTTTTATCAACGAGATAAGTCCTAGTTGAATTCATGACCAATGGGGGAAGAGGCAATTTGCCGTCCTGAATATCTTGGTAAGCTTCACATATTTCTTTCTTTGTTAACTTAATATCTACCCCAGCGTTGATCTTAATCAACTTCCTAAGGTTTTCTATATCCGCGTCTGGATCACACGCGTTCATTGTTTATATTAAGTTAACAAAAAAGTGTAACGAATTATTTTATAGTAGAGTAGCCTATATTATACAACCTAACCTTTTCCTCATAGGACATACTAAAATCAAAAATATTAGTATCCTCCACATTTATTTCAAAAATCTTTGTATATTTACTGTATTCTGTTCTATTTGTGAGAGATGAACGAATCAGAGATTCTACAAACTGTCTTGGATTGTTTATTTCTTCTTGATAAACTCTATCCATTTTCAGTTTTATACATGTGACTTCGTGTGGCTTCTTACCCAAAAATGGAGTCATTGGATATTGTTCCTGTGTTCCCCCATCTATATAGGTCTTTCCCCCATACCTGCCACAAGCAAAAATGAGTGGTATCGCCATACTCATACAAACTGCGTCAATGACTTTCATATCGGGGTGAGTATCCTTAGAAAAGTACTCCGTTGATGATGAATTCAGACAATATGCGGACACATAAATCTTCATTTCCAATTCATCAAATGTGGGATCACACCCACACACTTCTACGAGTTTTTCACGAATAGGGCCTAAATCAACAAAACCAAATTTGTTAAAGAATGAGCCTATGCGTAATTTAACAAAATCGGGGATATTCAGAGATAAAGACACTTCTAGTATTTCATCCACGGACATCCCCAGTGCCAAAAGTAACGCTAAAATTGAACCCGCAGATGATCCAGATATTTCCTTCACATCTATGAGTTTGGATTCAAGTGCTTTGAGAGACCCAATCAACGAATAGATACCCATTGATGCGGGACCCAAAACAAGGTACTTCATCCTCCTATTTAATAGAATTGAGGAAATTGACGACGCAAAAGCGCGAAGATCACAGCGAAAACGATCGCATGGGTGAACGCCGCAGGAATGCTCGTTTGTCCGGATCGGAGAAGACCGCCAGAACCTGGGGGAATAGTCAAGAGGAGACCTGGGCTGAGCGCCAAGAAGAGTGTGGTTGTGACGATCAAGTCGGTCTTCGTCAAAACGAGACCCATCGCCTTCGCGATGAGACTGTAGACGAGGAAGAACACGAGCGCGTGGAACATGGTGGCCATTTGGGAGGTCTTTCCGTTTGTGAACTTGAGAGAACGCCCGTCGGTGGTCAAGAGGACGCCCGGGCTGAGCGCCAAAAAAAGAGCAGCTGGAACGGCAACTTTTTGGGAGGTGATATCTGGGAGCATGGTTAATATATAGTTATATTATTTTGTTTAGTATGCTCTGCTGCAAACTTAACCCAATGATCAAATGTAGCGCCAGGCATGAATTCATCATAGAGACCTGTATCTTCCAAATATTCTTGGATATGTCTCCAGATATACGACAAATTTGATTCATACGGAATCCAAACAAAGTCGCAATCACCATGGTGTTCATTATAACAAAACTCCGCGAAATCGGAAAATGTACATTCCGTCATCAGTGTGTGTTCAAGGAATGCATCGTGAATAAGTTGTTCAACGCGTCTCCACAATTCCCATAGTTGATCTGAGTATTTGATTTGCCAATCTTCAACACTGAGATGAATGTCATCTTCAAATTCTTCTTCATCGCTTGGGAGAACATCATATCCCGCCGTAGCTTCGTAAACGTATTGACTCCAAACCATGGTTATTACTTATCTTCGTTCTCGAGCTTCTCTTTTATCCCAGTTAATGAGAGTGAGGTTGATTCTTTTACTTTAATAGTGTCCTGGATGGCATTAAGAGCCCCTTCCAATTTGGCTTCATCACCACCAAAAAATGTGAGAAGACCTTCACGGATTGCATCTTTATTCATAGATCCCTTGCGGACAGATTTACGAAGGCTGATCTTGCCTTTCCTGAGGTTAATGGTATCAATGCCCTGGTCAATCATGTGTCGCTTCACAGACTCCTTGAGTCTCTTCTCTTCTTGATTAAGGATTTTGATATCAGATTTTGCTTCAGAAAGTTGTTTTGAGAGCTCCACAAGCTTGGAGACGCTCTCGGAAAGTTCATTGGGCACTGACATTATTTACATAAAGCTAAGGTCTAATCTTTAAGCGAAATTTAGCACAAAGAGCGCATCATGGTATCTGGAACGATGGTAGAGTTGTTCCAAACAAATGGCTCTTTGGCATTTGGTGGTTCCGAGCGAATTTGCTGGTTCGAGTTGCGAAGAGCACCGCCAACTGATTCTGGGAAACCGATTTGCTGGCGTGGCTCGAGGAAGTTTTGGCCCGCGAGGATGTCTTCTGGGGCAAATTCACCAAAGTCTTCGGCAGACGCAACCTCGCGTGGGAGGAGGGAGGACGCCAAACCAACACCCTTGTCCATACCGCAACCATTTTGGGCTGGAGCCGCGGCTGGACCCGCAGCTGGCGCCATCCCGAGCATGGAGTATTCGCGTTCACGAATTGAATAAGCAGATTTGTTGTTCATAGTGAAGAGCAAGTAGACCAACACGGCGACCGCGGCCAACATCATGAGGTTTTGAGCACGACCCTTCTTCATCATCTTTTATATATGATCAACAATTTTTTTATTCCTCAACCTCATCAACAAAGGCATACTCTTCTGGGTATGTGTCCAAAATTGGGTCTGGATGAACTCTGACCTGGACAACATTCCATGAGGAACCGAAAGATTTTTTGGCAAACCAGAGACCGGCAAATTCCAAAATCACATCACAAACTTTACCCGCTTGAACATTTTCAATGTCAACAGATTCTTGTTGCGCGTTGAATGCCTTGGTGACTTCAATGCGTTCGCCTGTGACTTGACCGTCGGCGACACTGGAAGTGTATGCACCTTCAATCACTTTTTCGGAAAGTTGCTTTCCGAACCAAGTTTCACAATTTTCACGAGCCGCTTCAAGGTTGAGGGTATCAATCGCCCCAATCTTCTGAACATTAGCTTCACTCGCAAGTTCAAAAACGATGTCACCTGAGACATCAGCAACCTTTACTTTATTCAATTGAACTAGGCATTTTCGCTTGCTATCATTGAGAGCTTTCACGAAATAGAGTCCATCATCACCTTTAGCTGGAGCGTTGTACAACATATTATGTGTAAATTGCGTCTCAATTCTTTAACCCAATAAAGGGTATCATAGCGGCCTTCTTTATAATTGAGCGAGGCACCCATTTGTCACGCACTGGTTTATATCCATACAATAACTTAGTATAGTCAATCCCAGGTGGAATGTTTTTACCCGCAGTTGGTCTGTAGTTGTATTCATTCTTCACATACGACTTTGAGGTATTCTTGACCCACTCCTGTTTGTTGAGGTTGAACCGCTGGTTTCCATGAGTCTTTGCGTAGCCTGGGATGTTTAGGTTTGGCACAGATGTTTTCACACCATACACGAGTTGTTTGGAGAGGCGCTCTTCCCTGGGCTTTGTTGTAAACTCCGTGTAACGCGTTGGATCCACCTTGGCTGCGAGGGACATATTGACATTACCTTTTCTTCTTGACACGAATCGGAGACTTCTTATCTTGTTCTGGGTTTGGTTATATATAGTGTTGATGCTGTCAGATGGAGTGATCTTCGCAGTCTTGGTAATCATCTTGGCAAGTTTGTACATACGCTGACGATCTTTCTCCTTTTTCTCCGGGCGAAGACCCAACTTTTGCATCAGGTAGACATCGTCAAGGAGGAAACGCTTTCCAGCGACATAGAGACGCTTATCGTGGACCATCGCACCCGTATCCTTATTTTTGTAGGTGACACCTTGCTTCTTTGATTGGATGGCTTCGTAGCCAAACTCTTTGGGTCTCATGAAGGGAATGTCCAATATACCACCGAGAACTTCTTGTGTAATTCTTCCCTTCTCAATTGAGAAATATCTAAGGTTGAGATCAAGTGCGAAAAGTTCCACATCAATGAAAATGTCACCCTTACCTGGTTCAGCGCCACGCTGAGACTTCTTCTTCTTGATGAGAAGGTAGCGCCGTGTCACATATGAACCATTTTCAGAGAAACCCAGACCAAGGAATCGCCCCAACTTGGTCTTTTTGGAAAGACGCTGTTTGATTTTCGTGTTGACGCGCCTCGCGATTTCACCCAATTTGTTCCACAAAAGGAGCTTGATACCCTGAAGTTTACCAAAGTATTTGTCGTCATATGCAATACTGGGGATGAACTTTGTGTCTATGTCACTCGTAACGAGGCGATCGGCTCTGTCCAGATACATATTGAAAGCTTCACCTCCGGAGACAACGAGGTCACCCGTGGGCTTGAGGAATTCTGCGAGTTCAGCCGCCGTTCTAAGAACAATGTCACGCACAGAGTCTGTAACAACAGCGTAGATCATCTTTTCAAAATTTTCCTTACCATGAACTCTGTGTACTCTCTTCCTGAACGCGGCAAGGTTATCTGTCTTGTAGTACTTTTCAAGAAGTGGATCGTTGAAGAATAAATTCTTCTTCATGAACCTATTGATCACCGCTTCTGAATAAATTTCAGTGTCCATTATTATATTGCCACATAATAATATGGTCTGCAATGTCATTGAAGAATGTCGCTGCTACGCCTACTCAGACGTGACTGACACCAAGAAGTACCAGTTTTGTGGAGTGCGTAAAGGTCCCAGAGTCCGTCCATGTCCCACAGACTGTTGTCATGGTGGTTGCCCGGGCGATTTTCCAAAGGAACCATTTAGAATTATAGAAAGACCCACTACGGACATGGTTACAGATATGCGAATACCAATCTTAATACTTCTCGCAATTGCTCAGTTACTTGTGATCATTTTGTGACTTAAAGATTAAGACGCAATACAAGGTATAAGATGTCTCTTGAAACCATCCAAGCTGAAATTACCGCTCTCCGCGCCGATGTTAAGGCTCTCACCAAGCTCGTCCGCAAGGTGAAGAACACCCAAGAAGATCCAGACGGAACTAAAGCCGCCGCTCGTGCTGCCAACAACGGCTTCAACCGTAAGCAAGAAGTAACACCTAAGTTGCGCGAGTTCTTGGGACTTGCTGAAGGCGAGCTTGTTTCTCGTTCCGAGGTTACCAAGGCGATCAACAAGTACATCACTGAAAAGGGACTCAAGCACCCAGAAAACGGTCGCCAACTCATCTTGGACGAAAAGTTGAAG